GGCTGGACGATCCAAGGTTGGCGATGCAGCCGCAGGGGCTGGGTTGTCCAATAGGTGACGGGGGGGGCAATCTGGCCCAGACAGCTAAGGAAAAAGACAATGGCACATCTTCCGGAACATTATAATTTCAATGCTTTGCCCAGTCAATCAATGCATACACCGACAGCTCGGTGCGGCGCCTGTGGAAAAGAAAAACCGCGATATGACCTAGAAGAGCGGTATAGCTTCGGAGTGTATGCCGGTCGGTACTGTAATGATACCTGCTGGGCGGAGAGTGGATATCGAGACGCGACAGATCCTGACGCCCGATTCGATGCGGCAGATGCCGGCGAAGCCATGGAGGGAGAATAGACCATGGCAGTCACTACATTATGGAACCACGACGAGCCCATCACGAGCTACACTGATGACATTCACATCCCGAGATGGATCGAGCAGGACATCAGTCCGGCCGATATCGCCGCGATCGTCCAGGGCGGGTGTGCTAGTGGCGCGTACATGCCAGGGGTCACGTACCACGTCGCCGCTGAAACCATGCAGAACCATGGGGACACCGCAGACGGTGTCCTGAACTACATCATATCAGCGCTTGGCGACCTGCCGACACAGCCGGCCGACGAGATGAGCTGGTCTGGCCTGGCGTGTCTTTATGTATCCTGCGCCGTCGAGCTGTGGGCTAGCGAGACAGCGGATCGTCTTATGAGCCTCCTGGACGATGCGACCGAGGAAAGGACTTGATGGCGAACCGATACGCGGAACTGACACGAGAGCAGAAACTATCGATAGATCGCCGCATCAACTCAACAGATTGCCGACGACTGGACCCTGTGGATGGACCATATCGATCCTGCGGCGACAATGACCGAGCCGGAATTTGATGCGATGAGTTACGATGAAAAACTCAAAATCATCATCGAGTGCAACGGCGTAGAAACGTGTCGATGTGCTGTCGGATACAGGTGCGACGATGTCTGACAAAGCGGAGACCTCGTCGTCCTCCAATACCGACGAGGACAGTGGTACGCATCGAGCGGTGAAATACCGGAGGCATTCTTCAGATATGAGGCGGAAGCGAGCGAGCAGGACAAGCAACGAGCGAGTAACGAGCGAGCGACAACGAGCAATATTGCTAAAAAGAGAAAGGACACACCATGGAGACCCGTATAACTGCATGGATCAAGACCGTAGAAAGCACCCTTAAAAAAGTAGACAAAGCGAAGCAGGCCACGCTGTCGGAGGCGCTGATGCTTGATCTGAGCGAAGTCATCGGCTGGCAGACGGCCCAGGCCATAACCTAGGGGAAAAACGAGCAGAACGAGCAACGAACGAGCGAGCGGGCAATCACGCCCAGACGAAAGGACAACATGGCACCAGTGTTTCTCACCCAGGGCGACGTGCTCCCAGATTGGAATCTGGACCCGCCGGAAGACCCCCCTGAATGTCAAGCTAATGACTTACCGGACGGCGACCCCTGCGATACCCCGATGACAGCGCAAGCTGCCGGCTGGGTCTGCCCGTCATGCGGCTGGATGCCGGATCCCGTTGAGGGCGAGCTATACCGGGACGATGATCGCTGACTGGACGCTGGACGGGAGGATCGTCAGCGCCACCAGCAGCGTCCAACTCTGTCCAGGCACATCCGGGGTGGCCCAAACATGCCCACACTGTGGAAATTCAGACCCCTCCATGGTCGAAAGGCTCCCCGCCGGCTGGCTGTGTCTGGTGTGTAGCAAGGAGTGGGCGCGGCATGGTCGTCGCGTGGCAAACGGAAAGAAACGCTAAATGCACCGACTCCGGAGCTGGATATTTATGCATCTCGAACCCACCGGCCTCTGGGGGCTCTGGCTGCGCTTGCGAGCACCGAGACCGTCAGCGGCCGAACGCTACCTGGACAAACAACGGATCGACGTATCCAGGTGGACACACTAAGGGTGAGCCATGACCATACTTAGAGCGAGGGTACAGCTCCGACGGTGCGACGTATGCGGGGTACTGCTGGGCACCACGAGTCTACCTAGATCGGTGTGCGAGCAGTGCGCGCCTGGGCCGATCCTTGCCGACATCGGCGGCGTGGTACTGTGTTGCGTCGTCATTTATCTCTTGGCACTGTTGCTCATGTTATAGACAGACGCTATAAACATAAGGAGAATTATGCCCATCCGACCATACATTGCAGCGGTGACACTGGACGATGACACCGACACCCATGTCATGGAGTTCGGCTCACCAGCAGCCCGAGCGGCGTTTCTCGGCGCCGTGAAAGCCATGCACCCCACGGCCAAGACCGTCACCACGGATATCACATGCTGAGCATACACGCTCATCTCAATTGTCCGCTCCTGAGAGTTCGTCGACTGAGACGGAGACGTGTCGATGTACTGGCGCTGCTTGAGGAGGCCGAAACAAAACACGCCGCTGGTGAGCCGCTCCCGGTGATTGTGGCAGCATTGGGCGGTAGTGTCCCCTACTCGTACGGATATCCGTCGCAGGCAGAATCGTGCGTCATTGTCCTGGTCGAGCCAGCAGTGGCGATACTATTCGGAGGCCGACTGCCGGCGTGTCACGCGACCCTCGCAGGCGCGGCCGTGGCCGCCACGAGGATCAGACTCGTGCGATGTCTCTATGATGGGCGGTACAGTCTGGAGGGGCAGAAGATCAGAGCCCGAGCTGAACTGCTGCACGCAGCCGATCGCGCCCACATCCGATTTCGGACCACGGGGCAATAATGAGCCGAACCGAACGAGCACGATGTCTTTTTCTGGCACACTCAGGCCAGTGGATCTCAAGTTATACCTTGGAGCGGGTCGCCGGGCGAATGGCGTGGCGCACACGAGTCAGCGACGTTCGCCGACTGCTGAAATCGACCGGGTCCATCCAGAACCGGCTCAGACGGTCCCCGCACGGCCACACCATCTCCGAATATCGATACGTGCCCCATACGCACGATGCTCCAGATTTCCCGCTGATTGATATGATGGAGGGACCATGACAGCAGCCGAAGTGAAACGCCTGGCCGAGGAGATCGGTACCACGCCTGGACAGCTCCGTCGCGTGGTCGAATTCATTGACCAGATCGAGGATTACGCACTCGACCACGAGTTGGCTCCAGAGGATCTCGTCAATGGGCTGGTCACCGTGTTGACGAATACGATCGCGCTCGCTCCCCCCGAGAAACAGGGCGAGGTGCTGAGCGGCCTCTACCTGGCCATGCACACCCGCCTCAAATTGCCAATCCAATAATGACTCCATCCGACTTTGCAGACAGTCTGCGAGCGTACTGCGGCTGGTCGCGCGCCAGCGTCACGTCCTACGTGCGCTCGCCAGAACGCAATAAATTGGTCGGTGGAGCGGTCGATAGCCGCCATTTAATTGCCTTGGCCGCCGACGTGTCGTACCACCCGAATGTGGCCCCTCGACTCGCCACGGCGAAACGGCAGGCGCTCAAACTGGGGATGACGCTGATCCGAGAAGACGATCACGACCACCTGCAAGCTCGCTAATATTTTTCACACACAGCGCGAAAAGGAGTGTACGATAAGAGCCTATAGTCAATCAGTATAGCCCAAGGAGAAAATAATGGCATCCGACGACATCCCGACGATCCGTACCAGCGCGAGCGTGAATCAACTCTTCGCAGCACGGGTTGCATTCGCGGAGCAAGGCATCGAGTTCGTCGCAGAGTCCAGTAATCCGCACTATGGTAATCCCTACGCGACACTCCCCTTTGTGTTGCACAAAACGATCAAACCGTTAGCGGCGTGTGGACTCACGGTAATACAGGGCGCGACGCTCCTCAATGGCGAGTTTGCCGTGATCACGCGGCTTATTCATACCTCTGGGGAGTGGATGGAAACGGTACTCCCAATTCCCCCGTCAGCCAAAGCCCTCGACCGAGATGCCTCGCAAGCGATCCTGTCAGCCTACACGTATGGCCGACGAGGGAGTTTGCTCGCACTCCTGGGCCTCGCCCCAGTCGATCCCAAAGAACAGAGCCTGCTCGACGTGGACGACGACGGGAACGCGGCGGCTGGAAAAGAGGGGGCTCACGACCGTCAACTCAACCAAGACATGGCAAAGGCCGTGACACAGACTGCTGCGCCGACGACGAAGATAAACGTGATTAGCCACGCGCAGTCAAAGCGCCTGTATGCGATTGCAAAGGCTCAGAATGTGGACATAACCGAGGTCACACGCTGGCTCAAGAAGGCGTACGGCTATGAGTGGACAGACGCCACGACCGACATTGAACGGCAAAACTACGAGGAAATCTGTGACCAAATTCAAAACGGGACGGCCCCACTCTAATGCGGCAACGCCCAGCGTTCCGAAGCCAGTGGTCATTCTCATCGGTGTGGTCGAAAACGCACCCGCCACTCCCGGACACTCCGTGGCTGCGGATGGCACTGGCGCGAGGCACAGCGGTCCACGAGTGGGCCGAACGGCTGGACCAAGGGGGCGATCGCACGCCGCTGCCTGACTACCGGGGCTATTGCCAGGCATACCTGGCCTGCTGCGAGGCCATCGAGCCCATATGGGAGGAAATCGAACAACCATATGATAACGGCGACTGGCACGGAATCCCGGACCGTATTGGACGCCTGCACGGCCATGATCAGCTGGTCATCGCCGACCTCAAGACCGGCGCCGGGCGCGGTCGAGATACGCAACTCCGGGTGGCGATACAGCTCGCCTGCTACGCCATGCTGCGGTCGCCGGACAGCTATGAGCAGGCCCTCCGCGTGGCGCTGTTCTTGGAAAAATCAGGGCAGTGGCGAGCTGTGACCTACACCGATACCAAGGACTTTCTGCGCTGGCGGTATCTCCTCACAGAGGCACACAATGGCAACAAAATCGAAACAGATCCCGAAACGACTCCAGAACAAACTGGTCAAAACGACCGCCCTGGCGCAAACGCAAACGATCACGACGCCGGTGACCTACCGACGAGCGTGTCGTGTCCTGCGCGATCTCCAGACGCTGCGGAAGACGATCACCGCCCACTATAGACCCATCAAAGACGCGATCAACGCCTCACGAAAAACCATCCTGAACCTCGAACGCGCAGACCTCGACCGCGTGCAAACCGAGGAGGACACGCTCGCCATGTCGGTCGTGGCGTATGAGGACGCACCAGCGCCAGATAATGGACGTGCGGTGCAACTCGTGACGCCACCGGACTGGCTCCGCCGGCAAACCACGCCTCGCGTGGTCGTGGACAATCTGCGAGCCCTAGTCGAGGCCGTGGCTCGCCATGAAGTGCCGCTGGAGGTGCTCGCGCCGCACACGCCAACCCTCAACAAAATAGCGCGGCAGCGGGGAGGATTATTCTCGATTGACGGCTGTCGCGTCGTACTGGACATCACGGTGATCACGATCCAGCCCACGGAGGACATCCGTGCGATCTGACGTGGGGGCAGCGGCGTATCTCCCGATGTCGGTGATCACGCATCGCGGCCTGACCAATGGGGCGGTCCGACTCTATGCGCTCCTCGCCGTGTGGGCTGACGGTGACGGTGATCCCACCCGTGAGCAGATGGCCACGGCGGTCGGGAGTTCGAGCGAGTCCGTGGACCGATGGCTGCACAACCTCCTGACCGTGGGGGCTATTTCGGCTGATGGGCGGAGGGGACATTTGAAACGGTACATGGTCCACCTCGCTCTACCCCCACAAAATACAGGGTCCACGGTCATCGATGAGACCGGGTTAAACGGCGAGTCACCGGTCCAACCGATCCTTGAAGATATCCCAGAGATACGGACGATCCCACCGCATACTATAGAGGTCAACGATCAAGAACCGGCCCACAAAACACCTGAATTACAAGGACGTATTACGACGGCGAAGAGTAAGAGACAAAAGACTCATAGTAGTACCGTACGTACAACATCGAAATTTGCACAGTTTTACGCGGCATATCCCAAACACGTCTGTCGGGTGAAAGCGGAGCGAGCGTGGCTGAAAACAACCGCCGATACGGACACCGACCTGTTTGTTAAAATCATGGCCGGCCTGCATCGGTGGATGCGACTCTGGAAAACCGAAAACCGGACATCCCAATATATCCCCCACCCGGCGACGTGGATCAATCAACGGCAGTGGGAAGATGCGTGTACCGTTCCAGCCCCACGGCCAACGCTCACGCGCCAAACGCAAGGCATGATCGAAGCGACCGCGGATTTCTTGCAACACGAGGAGACCCCATAGCATGGCTGACTCCACGGACAAACGACGTTTTGCGACGGCGTTTAATTTTCTCGCCGCCACCAAAAACACCCCCGTCGATGGCGTCAAACTCACTGCCTACTATAAAGAACTAGGACAGATACCCATCGCCGCGCTTGAGGAAGCGGCACACGATCTGGGCGGTGAGCCGTCGCCCTATCTGCCCGATGCGGGTACCTGGAAGGCCAGAGCTGAACAACTGGCAACAGACCGACTGACTCGTGAGTTGAGCCAGGAGGTACAGCACCTCACCGCTGGGCGCGAGCCGGAGCGTGACGAAGCCGAGCGGATCATCGCCGCCCGGAACCGGTTCTTCGATACATACGCGCGGGTCACTGGCCGGGCCATCGCACCCGACCATCCCCTCAGAACACAGCAGCCGGTCATTCCGACCTTTGGTTGCCAGATGTGTCGAGATTTCGCCTGGATTGAGGACATAATCACTACGCGGCACCGCCGCTGCCAGTGCTGGAGTACGAACCCCGTGCTGCAGGCCCGTCGAGCGCACGCGCAGTCGCAACGCCGTCGGAAGCACGTCCGATGAGGCGGGGAGGTCAGTGGTCACCTCATCCCAGGCGACACCAGTGTGTCCCGTGCGCCTTACCACGCACGGGGAGGCTGCCATTCCTCCTCTGCACACTGCACTGGGCCTCCCCACCTGATCGGATGCCATTGCCATTTGCGAAGCCCACCAGGACCAGGCAGCAGGAACGATCGAGCGAGAGACGCGTCCAGGCACGTCTCACGGCCGCTGTACGGGACAAGCTCGCCCTGCGAGATACGCACTGCCGGGTCTGCGGGACACGCCTCTCAGAGGGGCTCCAGGAGGCGGAAATGCACCATCTCGTCTTCCGTAGCGCCGGAGGGGAGACCACAACGCAGAATACCGTCCTCCTGTGCCACACCTGCCATCATCAGGGCATCCACGAGCGACGAATCACACTCGTGGTGGACCCGGTCCTTGGAGCTGACGGTCCAATCACCGTGCAGCAACGGCCACACAAATACCCCGTCAGACGATGAGCCACCTGGTGAAAAATTCTGAGAGCGCCTCCACGGTGGAGACAGGGGTGGAGATAGGTGGAGATTGGGGTGGAGATAGGTGGAGACCGGGTGGAGATAGGTGGAGCACATGCCTAAAAAAGTGGACACAAACCAACGAGAGATAGTCACGGCGCTGCGAACAGCGGGAGCGACCGTGTTCAGTCTGGCGTCCCTGGGTAAAGGGGTGCCCGACCTCTGTATTGGCTTTCGCGGGCTCACGATCCTTCTCGAAATCAAGGGACCGAAGGGGAAGGTGAATCCCGCCCAAGCTGAATGGCACGCGCGCTGGGGCGGATCACCGGTCGTGGTCATCCGATCGGTGGACGACATTCTGCCGCTGATCAAAAACATGGCCGCGATGGTCTCGGTTTTTGGGAACCGCATCGCCGCCGCCGCCGCTGGAAAGGACACCCAATGACCGACGATCTTGCCCCGGCTATCCCGGTCCATAGGGGCATCGGGGCGCTGTCCCTCGCCGACGGCATCACACTGACCCCAACGGGGGCCGTCATCGATGCCGACGTTACCTTCGAGCAATTTTGCACCGGGTTGCAAATATGCCAGGAGCTGGCGAATGGAGCGATGTGGGCGCTTGGCGACCTGTTGCACTATGGCGATCAACGAGGGGATTGGGGCGAGATGTACACACAGGCCCTTGAAGTGACCCAGAAATCTTATTCAACACTCACGAAGGCAGCGTGGGTATCCCGGACCTACCCACCCGACCAGCGCGTCCACTCCGTGTCCTGGTCACATCACCGTGAGGCCATCTCCGAGAAAGATCCCGTGGCACGGCACGCGCTGCTCCTGCGAGCGTCGGTCGAGGGGCTCAGCCGAGAAGCCGTCAGGGAACTGGCCATCGGCGAGCGGCCACCCACACCCCCATCCCATACCTGTCCCCAGTGTGGACACCAGTGGTAAGTGGAGAAGGCATGCAGAAGGGGAGCGGTGAGCATCAACGGCATGGAGTCGTTCTGGTCGATGCTCAAGCGCGGTTACGTCGGTGTCTTCCACCGCATGAGTCCCGAGCACCTGCACCGCTACGTCGCAGAGTTCGAGGGGCGTCACAACAACCGCGACCAGGGCACAGCCGACCAGATGGCCGCGATGGTGCGCGGCGCTGAAGGGCGGCGACTCCGCTACCGCGACCTGACCAACCACGACCACGGAGAGCATGCCACGGCCGTCTAATAGGCAAACGCGCACTATGCCTGACGCTACGAACGTCGTCCCGCTCATTCCGGCCGGTAAACTCAGATGCTACATCACAGGACAACTCCGCCCAGACAAACCAGAAGAACATGTCCGCCAGCGGTGGGCGCGGAGCCTCGTGGATGAGTACAAGTACAACCGTTCGGACATCGCGGTCGAATACCGGATCAAAATGGGCTCGTCGCGAAAGCGGGCTGATCTTGTGGTGTTCACGCCGGGCAGCGCACATCGCCAAGATGTCATCTTCCTGATAGTCGAGGCCAAACGGGCCGACGTATTGCCGCGTGATCGCTCCGAGGGAGTGGAGCAGCTCAAGAGCTACATGAGCGCGTCATCCTGCCGATACGGCTTGTGGGTCGGATTAGAGAAGATCACCTATGAGCGCCTGGAAGACGGCAGCATTGTTGAGACGACGGACATTCCGCGACAGGGCGATCTTGAACCGAAGCCGCCGGAGTTCTCCAGCCTCACACCAGCGGTAGATCTCAAGGCTGCGTTGCGCCGTTGTCATAACTATGTTTACGCGAATCAGGGCATCCAGAAGGCCGAAGCCTTCCACGAGTTACAAAAGCTCATCTTCTGCAAGGTGCTCGACGAGTACGAGACGATGGGTGCCTTGCGGTTCTTTATTCGCGGTGACGAGCGACGGTCTGAAGCAGGCCAGCGCCGTGTACTGGACGAGCGGATCGCGCCATTGTTTGATCAGGTAAAGCAGCGATACCCGTATATCTTCGAGTCCGATGAGGGCATCAAGCTAAACCGCAAGGTGTTGTCGTACATTGTGTCGGAGTTGCAGCGGTATTCCCTGCTCCGCACCAACACGGACATCAAGGGTGCCGCCTACGAGGAGTTGGTTGGGGAGAACCTACGCGGGGACCGTGGAGAGTTCTTCACGCCCCGGAACGTGTGCGACATGGCGGTGGGGATGACGCTGTCCCTGTTTCCGCTCCAGCGCGCCACGTCTTTGAAGATTTTGGATTGCTGTTGCGGCACGGGCGGATTTCTCGTGTCGGTAATCAATCAGATCCGGGACACCGTCAGCGCGTTCGAGGAGAGGAGGGGCGGCACGGATGCCGTGGTGCGGGGACGTGTGGCAGCCCGAGTGAAGAACATCGCTGAGCGGAACCTGTTCGGTATGGACATTAACCCGTTTCTTGTGCGGACCACGCAGATGAACCTCGTGATGCACGGCGACGGGTCCGCGAACGTTTTCCAGGGCGACTCACTCACGGCACCTGGCGAGTGGGACGACGAGGACGCACGGCGGAAGATCAAGCCCGGATCGTTCGACATCTGTGTCACGAATCCGCCGTTTGGCGGACGAGCCATCATCGACGATCCACATGTACTGTCGCGTTACGAGCTGCCCTCCTTTGGGGCTGCAAACACGCGGTCCTCAATGCCAGCGGAACAACTCTTTGTGGAAACTGCACTCCGATACTTGAAGCCGGGCGGGTACCTGGCCATCGTCTTGCCGGACAGCATTCTCAACAACCCCGGCCTAGAGTTCATCAGGCAGTGGGCGTTCCTGCGCGCTCGCTTTATTGCCTCAGTGGATCTCCCCAAAGAAACGTTCGCAGACGGTGGTGGCGTGCCCAATCCGAGCGTTCTTATCATGCAGCGACTTACTCGCACACAGATAAAACTGGCCGAGGCGGACGCTCTGGACGACTACGAGGTGTTCATGTCGATCCCACGTACGGTGGGACGAGACAAGCGGGGTAACCCTGTCTACTATAAAACTCCGGAAGGCTTCGAGGTGCTCGACGAGAACCAGGAACCAACCGTAGACGATGAGCTGCCACTGGTTGCGGAAGCCTTTGACGAGTGGAGACGGGGGGCTGGTTATGGCGCAACGTAAGCCGCGTGCGTCCGTCACGTCTCCGAAGTCACCACCACGGCGAAGCGTGGAGCACTTCGCCGTGCCGTCCAACATCGTGGCCCGGACGGTTGCGAGACGACTCGATGCGAGCTACTTCAACCCGGTTGTCGCACAGGCCCTCGATACGCTTCGTCATTCGGGAATGTCGCTGGCACCGCTCGGTGACATCACGTCGCGGGTGTTCATCCCGCCACGGTTCAAACGCATTTACGTTGATGCCGAGTTCGGTCTTCCATTTCTGCAAGGAAGTCATATCGTCCATTTTCAACCAGCCGGTCTAAAACATATCTCGCGGAATGCACATCCAGATATTGGCCAATGGATTATTCGGTCAGGGTGGGTTTTAGTCACCCGATCAGGAACGGTCGGCAGGGTCGCAATGGCACCTGCTGAATGGGATGGTTGGGCGGCGTCGGAACACATAATGCGCATTGTTCCGAATGAGAAGAAATGCCCCCCAGGCTACCTCTATTCATTCCTAGCGTCTCCGCTTGGGCATGTCCAATTGACCGCACAGATTTACGGGGCAGTGGTCGATGAGCTTACCGAGGACCAAGCGAAGAGCGTCCTAGTTCCACTGCCAGAGACCAGCGAACAGCGTGAACAGGTCAACAAGATCGACCGCGACGCTCGAAAAGCCATAAAGATACGGTCTCGGGCCGTGTCTATGGTTACTGGCGCAGTTCAAGGGATAAGTGGTCTTATGGGCGAGAGAGATACTGCAAAGGCGGGCGCGGATGGAGCGCCGTTACCAGTCGTTCGAGTGAAGCGGCATACCTATCAGCCGAGCAAGGCCGAGCTAGAGCAGGACATCGGCCTTGCTGTGACCCCCGAGGAACTGGGCCGCGCCGCCGTCACGCCAGTCAGGGTCATCGAGGAAGACTGAGAGGGAAGGGTCATGTCGCGCCGAATGCCCGGACCCTTCGGCACTTTTGTATATAATCCCCCTAAAAAGAGGGTTAGTAACTCCGTTTCACTTCCCCTTTAGGTAGATGACAACTGAGGAGGCCGGGTACGGAGTGCATGTGTGCGATACGTGCGGCAAGACACTTGTGGTGCGTGACGAGAGAAAGACTGAAGCTCCGAACATGGCGTGGAATCGGTACGTCCCATACATGACGGCCCACGCGACTTGCGGCACGGAAGGGTGCGTGCCGTGGCTATTGTCTCGTCGTATTATTCTGAAACCGTGATCTAACGGGGACTGAGCACCTCCGTTTCACTTCCCCTTTAGAAGGATTTAAGACGCTGGCTGACTGATAGATGGGGATTCATTGAAAGGACACACTAATGGGCATATCATGGCGACGTATCGGTGGACTCTTCAAAGGTCTCGTTCCGTTTGTTCCCCTAATCGGCGGTCCCGCGGGGGCCATCCTCAAGGCCATCTCGACCGCGATCCAGGTCGTGGAAGATGTCGTGGTGGATCAACCGAGCGCGACCAAGCGCCAGCGAGCTATTGACCTCACCGGCACGCTGCTGACAATCGCGGAAGACGCCACGAACCGCGATCTCATGACCAATCAGACCCTGACCGACGCTGTGGGGGCCGTGATAGACGCCGAGGTAGCTCTCCGAAACGCCCATGCCGCTCTCGCCGCTGTGGTCGATGATCTTCGTGGATATCACACCCAGTGAGCTACCTGAACTGGAACCTCCTCTGGAATATCGGGGCGGTCCTGCTGGGAGCCATGTCGGTCTATACGACGACGTGGTATCCCATCGGATCGATCACACTGGCGTTCCTGGCGGGGATTGTCGTGACGCTCTCAGCACGGTTTGACATGACCGTCCTGCGTGAGAAGTAATGCCAGTCAATCGGTGAGTGGGGTCAGTCAGCAATTAAGCCGACCACAACGGTCGTGAGCCAGATCACCATGCCACCAACGGCGCCCCAGCTGACCGCTCGCGTCCGCAGCACCGCCAGTCCAAGTCGGATTTCTGCCAGTTCGTTCTGACACGCCTGGATACTGGCGTCGAGCCGCTTCAGTTCGGCCAGGACGAGCCGTTGATATTCGCTCCATCCATCATCTGGCATTGGGCGGAGTCCCTTGTAGCGGTCGCATAAACGACGACCGATTGATGAATGGTGGCCGCACAGTCGGACGAGGTACTAAACTATCAGGAGATCGATAGCCCTGGCTCCGGTAGCCTTGAAGCGCCCTCAAGATGTTGGCTGGCATACTGCCGGCCTGCGTCCCGGCCCGGTAGAGCGACCCCCCTGCGACCTGGCGCCCACGCGGGAGCACTTGCGAGAGACCCGCTCCGGTCAACGCCCCAACAGCCAGTCCTGGAAAACCCTGAAACTGAAACCCGAGACCAGCCAACGCTGGGAGTGAATACGCGGCAGCTAATGTAAACCCTCCTGGGACATCGATGGCTGCTGCCTTGCGGGCTAACTCTTCAGCGTTGAGTGCTTTATTGGTGCGTTCTAGGGACTTCTCGAACCGTTCGGCAAATCGAGGGAGACGCCCAAAGAGACCACGACGAGCGATCGATGGCTCCATGACGCGCATCGTATCCACGAGATTCTTCCGTAACGCCTGGGCCGCCGCCTTCTGCACACGCGGGACTACACTTACGCTCTCATCGGCACTTTTTTCAAACGCCTGTCGTCCCAGAGAATTGGCGGTCTTCCGAAAAGCATTGGCGTCCATAAGAGTCAAGAAAGGACTCTCCCCGCCCAACACACTCAACTGGCTCGCTATTTTTGCAGCCTCGTTCTGGAGTTGAGGCTGGCCCAGGGCGGCTTTACGAGCTGTCTCCGTTACTCCCAGGTTCTTGTAAAAATCCTCAATCAGCTGACTCTTGTTAATCATGGGATTGTCGAGGGCGGTGTCAGCCTCAATCACCAGTTTGCTGGTCACGGAATCAGAGAATCGTGCGATATTAGCCGCGTCTAGTGCGCCACTCTCTGTGGTCGAAGTACCAAAATCCATAACCGCCTGACGTGGGTCTGGCCCTTTGACGAGCAGATCCGTCGTCGGATCAATACGGCGAGTCTCCTGCGAAGCTCGTGCAGCGGATGGAAAGGCGCTTCCCTTCCACGCCCTGCCAAGACCTTTAAGGCCACTGGCGACGAGACCGCCGCCCATTTCCATGGTCGCTTCCCCAGCCCCGGCGACCGCCGTGGCCCACGCCTTCTCTGCTAACGTATTGGGAGCCCCTTCGTAGTCGATACCAGCCGCATTCTCACGCGGCCAGCTCTCAATGCCAAACGTACGTGCGCCCGGAACCACGACCGACTCGGGCACCAGACTTTGCCGATACAATTCTCCGCCCATCGCTCCAGCGCCTGCGAGAAAAGGCATTCCGAGCAATCCAGCAGGCCCCAAGAATCTACTACCCGCAGAGAGCGCAGGACGCGCAGCCCGACCGGCAGCTGTCAGAGCACCTACCCCTCTTTTTACGAGGCTAGCAACATCACGGCCTATCGTAGCCGACGCAGCCCCGCCGGCCGCCAGATCCTCTCTGGTAATGACCCCTTCTGGATTCACCTGTGAGAAAATAAAGTCGATTTCTTCCTCAGTAGGTTTTTTGCGGGCACCAGTCCATGACACCATAATGCCCCCCCGTTTCGGATGATCCATTGGAAGCGGCTGATCGCCGGATCGTCCCAACAACGAGGTACCCGTGTACTCGGGGTCTTTTTGCTCAAACGTCGGATAAATCCAGAGGCGATGGGTCTCTCCGTTTGTCACAGCAGGAGGCACCTCTTGGCGGCGAGTGTCGTCACCACCAATCGCGAGATAGACATCATCGCCTCCTGACGGTGGTTGGATCTGTGGCATCCGTGATTGTACCGCCTCCACAAATTTCTGCGTTTCAGGGAAAGGCGGCACCCCACCCGCCTGCGCCACAGCACCCTCTCCAGCGTTATAGGCGGCTGCCGCGAGACGCTGATCGCCTTGATACCGCTTGAGCAGGATTGAGAGATGTTGAATACCCGCTCGAACATTCTGGTCTGGATCAAATGGATCAGTAACATTGTACGACTTGGCCGTCTGGGGCATGAGCTGCATGAGCCCCTGGGCTCCTCGTGGAGAGAGCGCCCGTGGGTCATACGACGATTCACGTTCCAGGATAGCCAGCGCAAATGGATAGGGCACACCGAACTTCTTCGCATATTGACGAACAAGGCCCCGAATCGTATCTTCTCGTTCACTTGCCATTAGGGATTATTCAAGAGTGAGCCTGCGCGGCTCTGTACGGAGTCCCCCCCAGAGAGAGGACCAGGGGTATCTTCTAGCGGCGACGCTAAATACTCTCTCATAAACTCAATATCATCATCGAGAACATACCCCGCTCCATAGAGAATCCCATCATATTGATCAACGAAATTCTTGAAGATCAAACGAATCTGCTTTTCGGTCAATCCTTTTGGATCGCCGACTCCAGCGAGCATCTGCTTGGCCCGACGCACGTCGTCCTCAGTCTTCCGCCCGCGTTCACCACCGAGTTCAGCGTACAACCCGGCAAAGGCGTTCCGGAGTCTTGCGAAATGCAGCAAATCATCCGAAGCGAGTGACTCAAGAACCCTCAATTCGCTAACCTGATCTTCGCTCAAGGCCGCCTTGGAGGTCGCCGCTCGTTCCTTGGCCATCAGCCGCTTGTTTTTTTCGATATTAGAAATTCCGGACTCATTGGGATCAAGGAAATACTCCAGACCAAACCACGCATCAACCGTTTGCCCATATCCTTTCAGTTTTCCAAGAAACGCATAATCTTCCTTGTTTAGTTTTTTTCCATAGTCCGCAATCAACATAGTCACATTCGACAACGGAATCATTTGGTGAAGGAACCGCTCGTTATCTGCCGACAACTTCACAAATGTGATACCACCACCCACTAGCGGTATCACCCCACCCAGTGGATTCGTATTCATACGCTGACGCATGGGATTGCTCTCATCCATTGGCGTCGTATAGAGATTTGCAACGATCTGGTCTGGTGATGCTCCCTCTGCGATAAATCGCTCGTTAATCTCAGCCGAAGTCGGTGCGTCGAGAGGAGCTGTCGGGTCATACACCGTCCCGATACCGTCAGGGAGCATCGCGGCAATTCTCGGATGGTTTTGTTTCCCCCAGGCCACTAGGCCAGGACTCGTCATAGCCTGGACATTCATACAGGTAGTACGAGGCTGGAGGTTACTATCCGTATAGTCCAGACACTTGTGGGGAGCATTGACCATCGAGGTGAGTTCCTTCAGCAACTCAATCTGTCCTGTCTCCCACGCCTCCCACTCTGGTCTTACTTGAGGCGGAAGTGGACGTGTTATCCCTGCGTTCGACGCCAACTCCGCAAGTTCCATCTCGTATTGATCATACTTTGCTGGCTCTGGAGAAAACAGATCAACGCCCGTGGTTTCAGCCTCAAAAGTGGGCTGCGTCAAAGGTGGTGCAGGTCCCATCGAAGGGGGTGCGGATGGCCTGCCAAGACCCGACTCTTGCATCAGACGCAATAGATTCGACTGGAATGGAGGCATGCCTCTTTGCGGAGTCTCTGGAGGCACTCCTCGGGGCGGCTGAGGAGCAATCTGCCGCGGGATCGGTTGCGGTTGAGTCCGCTCCCAGCCAAGAGGCACAGTCAGATCATCCGGAGACGGCGAGACTGGAACTCGCGGTTGGGGAACCTCAAGAGACCTACCTCCCGGAATCCCCCTATCCACCCGTTGCTGACGAAGCTCTGGAGGAGGCTGGAACGCCCCCTTTAACCCCGGAAAAACTGGTGGTTCATCCTGCACCCCTCCGATAGGCATACGGGGAGAAGGCTGGAAAGTATCCGGAGATAACATTGACGTAGGAGGAGGAGAAGGCCCAAGAATTTGATTTCTGATAACGCTTCGACGTTGTACGACTGGCTCAGGTGTCTCTTCACCGGGAATGTCACGACGTTCTGTTGGACGACCACGTTCCAATAAAGCCTGATACATTTTACGAGCCTTCAGGGTCTCCTCAAGTTCTGCAAGCTGCGCCTGCCGATACTTCCGCAGGGGCTCAGCCTCATATGCCCGGAGCAACCCCTCTCCACCTCCCACCAATCCAAGTCCAATGCGTCTCCAATCAACCATGATTACGTCCTACGCCATCCAGATCCAGGTGTAGGCGCCCCGAGCCGAACCGGGGTGCTCCCTGTCGTTCCAGTGGTTCCTTGGGTCGGCTGACTTGACAGTGGGGTGTCGCACACGCCGGCCTCCTCGTTCCACGTTCCCCCACTAATTGCACAGATTATTTGTTCCATTTCTAGATTCTTCGTCTCTTGGGGCTCTAGACCCTTGGAAAACCCGAGAAGGAAATCCCCAACGCCCTGCCTCCCAGTACGTCCCCCCTGCTGGGCCTCCATCAGTGACTTTCGACGCACGCTAGCCACGGCGATACCCTCCATTCCCAATCAACCGAGCCATCGCCGGACTCATGGGCGGGTCGCCCCCTCCCCACGGTCCAGGCGTCTGTGCCGGAGCGGCCAACCGGGTATCAGGCAACGGAGCGACCCCACGTCGTTGGACCCCAGGCGGTCCCTGCGGCCGTGGCCCCATCGGTCTCCGCCGCGTTGTGCGTGCTTGTGTAGGCGCACCCCCGATGTTCCCAAACATTGGCCGTGCCTGGGGCGCTCCCTGACGCTGCGGGGCTACAGGTGCCCCTGGACCGCCTGGCGTGCCGGTATACGGATTAAATGGCATGATTATTATCCCTCCCTAGTACCACTCACATAGCCTTCGGCAGCCATTGCCGCAGCCTTGAAGTACTCTTGAAGTAACGGAAGCAGGAACTCGTACCGCCCCTGCTGGAGTTCGGCCATCGTCCTGTCGCGTTCGAGGCCGTATTCGGCGAGGAACTTATTCCACTCCATGTTGCGATCCAGTACTTCCAGCGCGGCGTCGGTCCGCATCTGCTGGACTCCTGTGAGGGCATTGATCGAGTTCACCAGGTTCCGGCTCTGCTCAACCGTGAGGTTGGCGGCCTGCTGAATCGCGGTCTGGAGCCGGGAATCCTGCCGCTGCGCCCGATCCAGCGCAATGTCGGTCTGAAGCGACCGTGCCTGCGCGAACCGCTGATCCGTCGAGAGTCGCTGGGTCATCGCTTGCTGGTTGAGTTGATCGAGCGCCTGCCGATACCGGGCATCAGACCGTTCCCCTTCTTCAAGCGCAATCTGCTGAGCGGCCTCGGTATACATCGGAGCCAGCTGTGTCTCCAGCCGCTCCATGTAATCGACTTCCGGTCCCTGCCCAAGTAATCCCCGGTCTGCGAGTGCGGCTTGTCCCTGAGAGAGCTGTGCGGCCCGGAGACGATCCAGTGGAGATCGGGCCGCTTCGATAGCCATCGCCTGCCTGGCCTGATCCTGTGGTAAGACCCCACCGCTCGCCAGAAGATCCTTAATGACGCCCTGAGACGCCGCTTCAGTGGTGGTCAGAGGGGCTTCGCCCCAATTCTGCACTGCATCACTGAGGTTCTTGAAGACCGTTGCCTCCGCTTCGGTAGGAAGTAATTGCCCTTCACGTTGAATAATGTTTTTAATAGCCCCTTCAGTCTCAGAGGTAAACGGCGTGGCCACGACACCCCCACGATGAATCAGATCTTCTAGGGCTAGATTAGCCTTCCGTGAGAGTGGATCGGCTGCCACTTCCTGGGTAAAAATATCCTGATAAGGTCCTGGAGTCAGCGGAGCACTGGTCGATGAGTACGGAATCTGTCCCAGAAAGTCCAGCATCTCCGATCCAGGATACTTGAGCAGATTCGGGTCCATTGCCCCAGGAGCAGGCCCGGTAGGAGGAATATTGCTTGTATTTATTGTGGGTTCCACTCCTGGAAAGGTGCAACCACTACTGGTCCACGTCCCTCCAGCCAATTCGCACTGTAGTCTAAGATCGTCTATAGATGTGGTTGGGGGCGTGGGTGGAGCTGGTGGCTCGGGTGGAGCTGGTGGCATATCGCAGTCAATACCATTCCACGACCCACCCCTTGCTATGCAAGCTACTTCGTCTTCATTTACACCAGGTCTTTCGTTTGGATCCTGATAACCTACCCACGGAAAGCCTGCGTACTGCTCCTCCAACAGAGTCTCGCCACCACCGCCGCGAGAAATATGGTAACCAGTATCGCCTTCAGGGCCTTCGATCCCATACGTCGGACGCCAACTTCTCCTCGCCGTGGCGAGCGGATCGAATTGTAGGCTGTAGTCAGAACCTTCAAGGATGTCACTAAGTCCTGACGAAGTCTCCCCAAGATCCTCAAGATTGAAGGGCATGAGCCCGTCAGGTCCCAGACCGGGACCAGGAACCCCTGTGCCCTCATACCCCAAGGAGTACTCACCATAATCGCCTATGGGTCCTGGAATCAGCCATGGATTGGTCTCGGCAGTCCCTCCCCATGCACCAGCAGCCCCATAGTCTGACCAGTCACCCGTATCACCCCATGGTTCAAGGCCTTCCACGGCACCCGTTTGCGTTTCAAACCACGGAGCTTTTTTTGGCATACGATTCGCTCACTTCCCTACGTATTCTTCCCGCTCTTCTTGGGAGACGCTGGGAATACTCCACCAGTTCCTGTTGTCGGATATCCGGCCTGCCCATAAATCGTTCGCTGCATTTTCTCTAGATCATACATAGGAGAGTCTTTTGACCCCCAGAGGCGTTCAGGGACGGCTGCCGCTAGTCCCCGTGGCCCAGACGCGCCGGTAAAGAGAAACTCGCTAAACTCGCCAGGAGCATCAGCTCCAGGTCTTAGTAACGATAATGCCTGCTGCATCTCTTTCAACCCCGAATGAGCACCCCCGAAAGCTGGCGCTGGTGCTGGTTGCTGAACCGCACCGCGCATAAATTCCTGCCCACCTCTGGAAACTTCACCAGCAATAACATCCTGATCGGAGTTCAACTGAGAGACATCCTCCAATCCAGCCCCTGTTTGGGTAAACGGAATACTTAGTGGACTATCCCCCCAATCGACACCACTCCGAAACTGCAGTTCTGGGCGAGGAAGCGCCGGGTCAATCCCACCAGCAAACACATCAACGGGACCAGCCCCCTTGAACATCGGGAGTGGCTGCACATAGGAACTCGGCATCGAGACCGGAGTAGCGGCATACTGCGTGGCGAGAGCCCCCATCCGTCCCAGATCCCCCAACGCACCCTTGAAGATCCGCTGCGGATTGAGCCCTGGAAACTGTACTCCTCCGTAACCTTCAATTTTAGCCGATTCAGGCCGCGCCCCTGACAGATAGCTCCCAAGCCCACCTAGCCCTGCCGCTGCAATCGGAACTGCTGCACTACCCATTACGTCAACTCCTTTGTAAACGTCCGTCGTGGTACCTCGATGTAGTGAAGGCGCTTGGCAATCGCCATCCCACGCGGATTGGTAGTTTCGACCGTGATAATGAAATTCTTGAGCCCCAGCGTCTTGGCATAGCGTTCGGATGCGTGAGCCGACGCGATACTGTACCGGCGATAAGACGGGGCAATATAAAGATGTGGCTGACCAAACGTCCGATCTGGCGTGATGTTCGTCAGTGCCGTAAACCCAATCGTCTCACTGCCTCGATCAATCATTTGAAAGACGGACTGCTGGTTCCTGGCATCCTGGAGGAGCAAATTCATCGACATCGACAGCGCCACACTATCAGGGATGGGCATTCCCATAAATAACTCAAACCCATTACGATCCGCATCATACCAGCCCATGACGCGAGGGGGATCGCCGATCGTGTAGTTCCGAAGCCGAATGTCAGCAGCGTGACCGTTTCCGTTTCCCATCGTCAGTATATCACCCAGTCACCGCGAGGGTGATCATGCCACGGAGGTCGACATTGTCCGTAATACTGGACGGCCAGGCCGCATGATCGGTGCGGAAACAATAGAGCTTATCCGTGCCTCCGGTGGTGATGTAGCCTTCCGTATCGACCGATCCCTTGATCGTCAGCGGCCCCGTGTAGGTCGTTGCAGACGCGGACATCCCCTTCGGGAGCTGGATCTGGAGTTGATTGCCCATGCTGGAGGAGGTCGTCGTATCCTCCAGAAAGAAGTTCACCACCAGGAACTGGCCGATTTTGATAAAGTCGTACTGCTTCTGGTCGGCGCTGGCGACGGTCCATGTGCCCGTGTTGGCGGTGAAATTCCCTGCCAGAAACGGGGTGCTTTTCCATGCAAGCTCCTGTTGAATCCGTCGCAATCGACGGCGCGTGTCAAGAGCCGAGAAGTAGAGGGACCGCATCGCCCGTTCCGTGACGGAGCCAGATTCCTCCCGTATCCGCGCAAAGTCTGGCGTCGGGAAATCAAGAGGAATATTCGACCTAGCCATACGGGTTCGTCCCCTTCTCGACCCACTCCTCTATGGGGGGACAGTCGCACTCGAAGACGTGCTTCTCATGCTTGACGCACCAGTATTCATCGCACGACCGACACGGAATCCAGAGAGGATCTATGTCTGACTCCACTGCCAGGATCGGATCGCTCATGCTTCCACACAGCCTCCCTCCATCACTATTTCCCCGAGCGCGGTCAACGACCACACTACCTGCCGTGTTCCTGCACATAACGGTCGCCGCTGGCGTGGATCAATTTTGCCTGATGCAGCTCGATGCGCCGTGGGCGCTCTGTGCTGCCGCCCATGCGTAACAGGGCTTGGAGTTCCTTGTCGGTCAGCCCTTTCGGGTGGTGGCCGAGAGCGACCAGCACGTTCCGGCGCTTGGTCCCCGCCTTGCCTGCCATCTTCTCGGCGGCTTCATACGACGTGGAAACTGTAAGCCCCAGCGCGCCGGTAAACGGGAGCAGTTCGTTGGTATACGGCATTAACCTTCTAGTCCCGAGGCGCGCAGGATCTGTTCGCTCATGCGGGCACCGCCAAGGGGAGCGACCGTTGCGCCCGCTTCACAATAAGGTATCCTACGCTTTCCGCCGTCGCAGTTTCCCGAATGTCTGAGCAAGGTGAGCACGCCGTCTCGTGGTAGCGGTTGCTCCAGACCCAGGTTTCAGCACATCACGCGCAAACTGAGACGTGCTTTTCCCTGCACGCTTTGCCTGCCCGGAGAAGGCCCCAGCCTTGAAATTCGACCCGTCCTTCATCTTCTGAATCCATTGTTCCGCCATTACTGCAACCTCCTCGTCGCGCCTGGCAACACCTGATAGCCCAGCGTCATCCCTTCGAGACTCCAGCTCCCATTCTGTGCGTCGTCGCTGATCCGAATCCGACATCCCACATCCTGAATGAAGTCCCCGGTACTGCTTTCCATGTTGATAATGCGCTGCACACTATCGAAGGGCACCGTGATGTTGCTGCTCTCAGACGTATCGATCCCGTTCCCATCAGAAGTGATCAACTGGAGCCCCAGGGGTTCGATCGACTTTGTGGCGCTCCCACGCCCGACCGCCTCATCAGAAGCCCCTCCTGACATCCATTCAACTGTGAGCGTGACATCGGAATTAGCTTCCGCGATGATGTCGAGCCAGCGATACCGCTTCGTGTAGGCCATGAGCTGCTGCGGAGCCCGAACATCCCACGAATTGTCGGTCCCATAAATCACCTTCGTCATCCAGCGTGACGGGATATTCGATCCGTCAAAGCTGTCCCCATTGAAGAATTGGTAGCAGAAGCCGCCTTTCGAGGTCTGAGCCTCACCCGTCAGGATCACCTGTGTATCGCTCGACGTTTCGACTGTCGTGGAGGCCGACATCGGCATATCGGGCCAGACATACCAGACACCCCACCGATAGTTCCAGACCACGGCCTGATTACATTCGGCATCATCACCGGAGGCCGTCGGACCAGGCCAGAACCAGACGATATGCCCGTTTTCAATGTCATGTATGGCGTGAATCTTCTTGATCTGGGCATACAGGAAGGTCTTGAGGGTTTCCTTGACCGGAGTGCTGATAATGGTGTCGTTATTCCCGTCAAAGAGGCGGATATCGCCCATGGGTGTGAAATATGCCTGCATCACCCGTGGCGTCGTAATCTGGTTCCCGGACGCATCGGTATAGACCGCCCCAGCCGGTACCTGGACAATCGACCGGTGCGAGACGGCCCCAATAAGCGCATTGGACTTGGTACGCACCCAGTCCATGATGTCTGAGACTATCTGTCCGGTGCCGCTGACGGTCCAGATGGATCGTTCAAGGAACACGACCAACATACCTTCGAAGTCCCCCACGATCCCGGTAATGAGGTCCCCGACGGAGCTTTGATCAGTGAAATCGAGGTAGTTATTCGCTCCCACCTGATCGGGCTTCCCTGGATCGGACCAAAAGACACGCCGAGGATTGGTGTCGGTGCGTCCCCACCAGAGTCGCTGCTTGTGGGGTTCGCAGAAGTATGTGCCGGTCGCTGGGGCATCGCCATGCTCCTCCAGAAGTCGATGTTCAAGAATATCCAGATCCGATGCATTGTCTGTATAGCTGGTAGTCGTGCGTCCATCGATGAACGTCACAAAGTAATAGTTCGTACCGGTCCCGGTCGTGCGATACAGCTCATAGCCCGTGATGTCGGTATCCGAGTCGGCGGTCCATGACAGATTGGCCTGTTCATCCTGGAGTTGAATCACGTTAGAGGTCACAGACCCCGCCGATCGGGTTTCTGCTGCGTCCACACTGACCATCTTCCACGTATAGGACCCGTTGAGCTGTCCAGCCGACGTATTGACCACTGCCGTGATGGTCGGAGACTTCCCACTGGCACCAGCCGTCGCCAGAGAGGAGCCGTTCCAGACTCGTGGCGCTACCACCCCGTCTGTAAAGAACAGGTTGTTGTCCACCTGCGCGAAATCAGGAATCCGTCCCACCGATCCGGTGCTGAGATCAGCAATAAAGGTCCACGCCGCTCCATCATTCGTGCTGTACCACAGTTCAAATTCATTGGTGCCGTCGTCAAAGGCCCCAAGTAGTTGTCGGGTAAAACTCGCGCCAGTCTGCCGATAGGCCCGAAGTGACCGCAGACGTGTAGCACTCCCGCCCGTATTGGTCGTGACGGCCGAACTATTTTGCTTGCTATAGCCCAGAATCTTCTTGGCGCGTCCGAGCTTATCAATCCAGAGGTTCCGGCTGCCGCTGGACGAATAAATCGCCGGCAGCGCGACAGAATGAATCCCCTCCTGGGTGCCCAGGAACACCGAGAATACCTGGGTCTGCATTGGATATGCCATCACACTACCTGCGCGTAATTCGGTGGAGATAATCCCTCGTCCCACCTTCATGGAACGTCCACGCCTGACCTTCAGTTAGCTCAATCACATCTGTTCTCTCACCAGTCCGCACATCAAACACCTCAACCGACATCGGCCACTTTGCCGCAACCGTGTAGGACTCACGCATCCCCATCACCGCGACATACGATTTCCCACCCATGTTAGCCGCAAACGCTCTCACGACGCCGGACCCTCCCGTATCAGGCCAAATCTGATCGTCTGTCTCATACGGGTGGCAGTCCCAATGGTGATTGCACCGTTCCGCCGATGCGATGCCAGCCGGGAGTAACTCTCGCGTGGATCTGAGTGCCATCATGACCGACTCAGGGACGACATCCCAATACTGCTCAACGCCTCGAACGCCTGCGCTGCTGTGCAGCACGTATCCGGCCCCGCCAGCGATGAACGTCGCCGCCATCCCAATCGCTAGACGCGCAGGATCGGCATCGCTCTCTCCACTTGAGCCGGGTCCGATTGGCTCATTGTTCGTAAACGGCAGCACATGATCGTAGAACTGAGCCTCCCAGGGTTGTCGTTGTGGTCTGTAGAAGGCTTCCACCGTATCTGTCCGCCTGTCGAAATGTGGCGTGACAAGGTCTGCCCCAACCAGCCGACCATCGAAGAGCCGGTTGATCGACTCCTCGGCATTGCCTCCATCTGGACTCGATGGCGCGACGGGAATCTCGCTCACCTCATCCCAGAGTAACGTCAGTTCCCGGAGCGTCTCGTCATCGATCCCGTTGAGGTTCGACTCGTTTGCCACCTCCACAAACTGCACGGCATCTCGCTTGCCTTCCAGCCGCTCAGCCATTACCTCAACCCACGCCCGACGGTCAGCATGGTCTGGCATCATCACCTGGGCATCTGCGAACAACACGACCTGCGCGCGCATCCCTCTCTCGGCACACGCATCGAGCAGGGTATTCAAGACCTCGCCATAATCCGGCCACCTGGGATCGATGACTCGTCCTTCCCAGTAGGGTAACGAGCCCACCATCGACAGCACCCGAACGTAGTTCACGCCCCAGCCAGCTAGCCAGTCGAGTGTTTCTGACAGCATCGGCTGGTCGTGCTTCGCCGCCCACAGCCCCCACATCAGGGTCACGCCCCAGGCATTGAACGGTCCATCGTCATCCGCAAAGGCTCTGCCGTCGAGCCTGACATGGCCAGCAGGAAACGGAACAGGTTCAGGAACAACGACAGGCGGGTCCGGAATTAGCTCCGCAACCGGAGGCTCAAATACCGGAGGCTCTGGAAGTACCAGGTCTGGAGTCGATGTGCAACCGACCACCACCGCCAGGATGAGCAGTGCCCGTATCACCGACCGCTCCCGAGAAGGGGTCGGCCATCTGGAATGGCACCTCGCCACTCCGCTGTTGCCTCGTGCAGCGTGGGAAACCGATCGGGTTCAAAAAGGAGCCGCCTGAGAACATGACTGACGGTGTCGTCAGTGGCAGCCGTCCCAACGGTCATGAGATGCCGTTCTTGGATAGCCAGAATCAGAGGTGTCATCAGCGTCTCGACACAGCGTCTCGGCGTGCGTATCGACCCTCACATCTCACTACCCGCTGGACGCTTCAAGGTCTGTAATCCGCTTGGTCAATGCGGCGTTTTCATCAATCAGTTCCTGAATGGCCCACCATGAAATGGCGGCCTGGTTTTTTGGCGAGATGCCGATGTGATTCTTGGGTGTTCCGTCGTCCTTCAAGACAAACGGATTAAACCCAAGTCCAAATTCGGTGTAGAGATCCTGCGCGGACGGTCCCCCAAACCACACTGGGGTCTTTCCTTCAGGCAACCTGACGCTGTGATAGCGACCGTCCCGAATTCGCTGAATCCGCTGGCACACGCTCCCACCGTCAGACCCGCGTTCGATATCCTCCGCCGACTGCTGGTCCGTCACGAACAGATCCTTGATGGCTACCGGACCCCAGGTCTTATCTTCCGCATCGCTGGCATCTGTCCACACGCCAAACTGTGTCAGCACACCCGAAGTCGCGGCAGGTCCTGGAGTGTTCACACCATCCATCACGAGAAACGTAATCGAACTATCCATCTGTGCTTCATTAGAATCAGTCACATAAAAATAGATCCGATTGCATTGACGCTTTGTATCTCCATCGTCGTTTGAATAGAAAACAAGTTCGGCGACCCTAGTGGCATCAGTACCGCTCGCCTTGCTGTGGTAGAAATCGAGAGTCGGGCCTCTGGTATTGTTGGAGGAGACGAGGTTGCACACGTTGATACTCGTCGAGGTCACGTTTAGGATTTTTCCACTGTCGTCCCACGTCAACCCTGAGTCGCCTCCGAAACTCCCGCCATCATTGAACTGGACCTGCGTATCGCTCCCGCCTGGGCTTCCTTCGGACGCCGTTGCCCACTGGAGCGTGCCATCGGTGTTATTGATGGTAAGTAATTGATTCACGGAGCCGATCGCCGCTGGAAAGGTCAGGGTATAGGAACTTGAGACGGTAGTGGGCGCGTCGAGGCCGACATACTGCCCACCTGTATTGTCCTGCAGGCGCAAATCGTTTTCAGCCAGAATGTTGAGATGGCCGTTGACTTCAGCATTTCCCGTCGTCGTAATCGCAGACGTTCCGGCGCCAATCAGGACACGTCCTGATGCAAGCGTGGACGCGCCGGTACCCCCATACTCCACACCAACATCAGTGGCCTGCCACGTTCCAGTCGCCACCGTTCCCAGGACGGTAATCGCCGTGGAACTCCCGACATCGAGAGTTGTGGGATCGCCAGAGGCGTCACCAATAAGGATGACCCCATCTCCAAGCACTGCCGTGGCCGTGATGGCTGACGTACCGCTCCCGATCAACACACCACCATCCGTCAGAGAGGAGGCCCCAGTGCCTCCGTCGGTCACCGGAACATCCGTCCCGCCAGCCCGGTAAATGGCGTTGCCCTCAATCGAAACATTCCCTGCACTCGCTCTCGTCAGGGTGGTGTCGCTCGCATGGCCTAATTCAATCCCTGTAAATTGCGGACTATCGCCCGTTCCGACACCAACACTCGTCCGAAGGGTCGCCCCGCTCTCTGCCACAGGATCGCCCGAGCCATCCCCGACAATCATCTCGCTGTCGGCCAAGACGGCCATCGGGGTAATTGCACTGCTCCCGCTGCCCAGTAACACTCCACCGTCGGTGAGCGAGGACACGCCAGTCCCCCCATCGGTGACGGGTACATCCGTGCCCCCGGCGCGGTAGATCGCGTTCCCCTCAATGGACACATTCCCTGAGCTTGCGCGAGTCAGGGTCGTATCACTCGCATGGCCGAGATTAAGGGCGGTGAACTGAGGGCTGTCGCCTGTGCCCACCCCAATACTCGTCCGCAAGGTCGCACCACTTTCAGCCACCGGGTCCGTCGATCCATCGCCGACAATCATTTCGCTATCAGCGAGGACAGACATCGCTGTCACGGCCGAAGTGCCACTCCCGAGGAGAACTCCCCCATCGGTGAGCGAGGTGGCTCCCGTGCCACCCTTGGAGACCCCCACCGCACTACTCAGATTGGACGGGTCAATGTAGTAGGTACCGGTTTGTCCGTCGAGTTTATCGGCGTCGAGGTTGGAGACCACCGCCGCCCCGGCGACCACGGCAAACGGCGCATTCGTACTGCGACTGAAGGTATGCAGACCCGTGATGGTGTAGGCGTTCTCCTCGGTGACGAGGGTATTCCCACTCAGATCCGAATCAGTATTCGCAACTTCAATATCAGCCATGCCTATGCCTCGATATAGACCAGTGCCCCATCAACCGACTGGCCTCCGCTAAGTTCCATATTCAGCAGCGTAGCATCGGAGGTTTCAAACCAGCCCACGGGATTAAACGGCAGCACGATGGTCTGCCCTGCTGTCGGTCCCATCTGTCCAGTCAACGCCGTGCCATCGGCCCCGTCCTCGAACCGGATGGTCACGGCCGTTCCGGTCATGGTGACGAAGATGGCCAGCACGCGAATCTTCTTCGCCGTCACAGCGGCGACCAGCGTATTGTTCCCACTCGTCGCTCCGTCAATCACGGCGCGTTTAATCAGCTGGGTGTCGCGTCCGTCCTGAAAGTCTTCCTGAATCCACGCCATCAGGTACTCCTATTCTGTGTGACCATACCGATATTCATAGCCCGGCGGTCGATCCCGATTAAAGCGGGCCATCCCCTGGATGACCGGACCAAAAATCTTCATTCCGACCTGCACAATCGAGACGACCTCATCGTCTTTTCCGATCTTGAATATCTCGGCCGCAAACTGCGCCACCGCAATCGCCGCCATGTCGGTATACGCAAAGGTCCCAGACGCCGTAATATCGTCGGCGGCCTTGAGTCCGTAATACCGCACGGTATGCGTGGCATCAGGAAGCGGTGACCAATAGATGCTGGTCCCGTTCGTGGAGTACCGCCTCGGACGCCCAGACGTTGAGGCATCGAACTGGATCGTCGGATACTCACTCCCCGAATCGTAGTGTCCCCCAATCGGTCCCACGCGCTCCAGGTCCCATGCCGGGCGACTGGTATTGGGATCGATGAACTGGAGCCGGTCGATACGAATCAACCCACTCGGGAAGTCCGTCGCTTCCGTATTGGCCGTGGTCGTGACGGTGGCCGCCGTGGACCCCAGCGAGTTGGGCTGCAACGCCAGCATCGACTCCAGGTGATCCTGGCCGGCATTGAGCGCCCGGAGTGCCATCGTGACACTGGTTTCGCCAGACTGTCCCTGGGTTCCGCGATCGAACAGTTCCATCGCGTTGAGCATCGTCTGTCCAGTTGCCATCTAGTCGCCTGCGTGATGGGTGACGAATTTACTACCAGACGAGTGTCCGTACTGGCTCACCTGAATCTTCGTGTGGTTCCACTGATCGCTCCCAATATCATCAATGAGCTGCTCACGGTCGGCGTCACGCTTGTCATGGTCGCGCTGAGCTTCATCCTCAATTCGCGCCCAGTATTGCTTCCCCGATCCCCACTTGAAGCCGCTCTGTTCATAGACCGCTGCCAGCGTCCGATCGTCCAGCGGGACGTATTCGTTCGTGGAGGTTTCCACCACGAGCAGAAGCAGCCAGCCGGGAGAGAGCGGATGCTGGATTCGCGGCCGTCGATACCAGACCAGCCACCGCTGGCGCGTCGGGTGCCAGGTGGCTTCAAGGTCAGGGTGCAGATCGTGCAGTTTCTGTCGAAAGCGCGTCGGCGCAACTGTGACCCCGAACCGATTCGGATGCCAGAAGTTGAGACGCTCCTCTACCGGGGGCGGCGTATTCCGCTGAACCGGAACCGAGAAGGTATCATCCCGCTGCGCGAGCATCGCTAGCCAAAGACTTTGAGCCCAAATTCTTGCACGCGCTCGTCCTTGCTCGACTTGCAGTGCTTGGCCATCCGGGCACGAGCCATGTTATGCGACTGATGTGATTCAGGCTTGAAGTTCGTCGCCCAACTATCCACAGGGCACTGAAGCAGCCCTTTCTCCATGTCTTCTATCAGATGATCCGGTATAGGCTCTGGCGTCTTCACCCACGGAGGTGTGAACCCGGTCGGCGTCGATCCGCGCAACGGAATCGAGAGCGGTTGCCGATCGCCATTCCCATCAAAATACGTCGAGACTTCACCGGAATCGGAACTGACGCCGCCTCGGTGTGGACGCCCTTTCCCATCCCAGGCGTGCATGGTCGGAAAGCGTGGTGCCCCACGAGTGGACATCTCCTTCCACGTCGCATATTCAGCAAGGAATCGCTTGATGATCTGGCTGACTTGCTGTATCCCAGCCCACGCGATGCCTCGATGCTTCTCCAGCTCGTCGAGTTCGTAAAATTCTCCCAGCACTTGCTGCACGGCGACCGGATTCACCCCCTCTGGGAGCGTCTCCTGGAGCGCCACGACCGGGGATTCCCCGAGATGCTGGAGAAAAAACTGGTTCTCCTCCAGTGAATAGCGAACGGGTCGAAAACGATCCATGTGCCTCCTTAGTAACTCGTATTCGTCCGAATCGGCTTCAGCACAATATGCACCGAACCTTCATACGCTGTGACCGTTCCGGTGTAATTCAACGAGAGTTGTTCGCCCTTATCCATCTTTCGGTTGGCTAGCGTTGAGGTCAAGGTCGATTGAACCGGCGTATTGGCCGTGCTGTCTAAGGCCAACGCCGAACTCAACGCTGTGGTGAGACTCGCAGGTGCCGTCCCGGATGCCGCAATACCTACATCCAAGGTCGTACTGCTCGCTCCAGCAATACTATGGCATTCACGCACATCCATGATTTCATAGTCCTGATCAGCGACAAAAATACCGATATCGGCCGCTTCTCCCGCTGAAATCGTATAGACGACATGCACCGGAGCAAGTTTGGCGATTGCTTTAATACCCATGATCCCTGCTTTCTGGCGAAGTGACAGGGGAGGGGTGACCCTCCCCCCACCTACTCAGTTTACGATTCGGCCACGTCTTCGATCTTGGCCCCGGCTGCCGGGTTGTCACTCAGCAACTGTCCCTGCCAGTACCACGCCACCTCGAAGGTCGCGTTGGAGGTCTGACGGAAGAACGGGGTTCCATCGAACACCTCCGAGACCGGACGCGGCACTGCATTCTCGCCGTGACCGATATAGAAGTGCTTGGTATCGAGCCCGATGATCGTATTGGCCGCGAAGTACGGCTCAACGTGCCACGGATTACCGCTGAAGCGGTAGACGGTGCGTCCATCGCCACCGTCGGTCCCCTTCTGCTGCGCCCCGCCGTCACGACCCACTCCAGCCCCGCTATCGAACGCTTTCGGAGAACTCATCGCAAAGAAGGTGTCTTCTCGCAGGAGTTCGTGATAGCGCCGGATGATGGCGAGATTGGAGAGATAGGCATTCAGCTTGGCCCCGCCCTTCTCACGGACGGCATCTTCCAACTGAATGAGCAGGTCTTCCGTGAGTGCCCGATTGGTGCCGCTGTTCTCAAGCACGATCGATTCCCAGAACTCGTTCCCCGCCGTGCTCCGGTTGATATTCCCGAAGTTTCCGGAGGGTGGATTGGCATCATCAATGATGCCGAGGAGTCCTTCCGTGTGGTAGATCGCCCCGGATTTCGTCGTATTTTCAATACAGAAGAAATCACCGGCTGCGGTCCCACTGGGTGCCGATCCACTGATCGTCACGGTACGGTTTTGCACATCAATCGCCGAGACGGTTCGGGACGCCGCCAAGTCTGTATCGTTGTCAGAAGCATCAATCAGATCGACGGTCATCCCCAGGTCGATACTGGGAAGGGCGTCCACGGTAATGGTGGTCTGATTATCTGCTGCTGGCATAATCGCCAGCTTGCCGAGGCCATCCGAGATCAGATCGGCGTTGATGAGTTTGAGAATGCGCCGACGGAAGCCCCCTTCCATCATTTTCAGGGCCGTCTGGAACGCAAACTTCGAATTCCGCGCGTCCTGGATGAGCTTCCACGACATATTGTACAGCCCCGCAAACTCTTGGAGGCTGAACGACGCCTCGGTCGTGTCGGGATCGATATTCGACGGCAACGCACCGCCTTCTGCCAACCCACTCCACGCGCCGGGGTTCTTCACCATGATGGGCATCAGGAACTGCCCTCGGCCAGCCATCGGTTTCTTCATCTTCTGGAACATATTCCAGCAGACGACCTCTTGGTTGACAAGGTACAAGACCTGATCGACCCCGTAGGTGTATTTCAGGGCTTCAATAACATCAGTTGTACTGGCCATCGGTGCTAGTCTCCCATGACGGAGTCACCGATTATTCCGATTGACCTGGGTTGAGCATCGGCCACAATTCGTCCGTGCGTTCCTCGGGCGTCTTGTATCCGCCGGTCTTGCCGCTGGTGGGCGAAATCTCTCCCCCCCGTGATGGGAAAGGTGAGGCTTTGGCGGCTTTCGCCGTCGCCCGGTCGGCATCCCGCACCACTTTTTTGATCCCCTCCCACTGTTTTCGCAGCAACTCGGGGAACTCTTGATCAAGTGGCGCACCCGTACGCGACAAGTACATGTCGCGCATCATCTCGTAGATGAGCGGGTGATCGGGAAGACCCTGTTCCTCGCGGAGTTTCACAAACCGGGCTTCGAGGGCCTGCTCAGCTTGCTTGCCTTGGCTACTGCCTACACGCTCGGACAGTTCCTGCTGGTCCTGTCTGAGCTTCGCAATGATCTGGTCACGCTGCTGGACCGCCTGATTGAGAGGATTGATCCCCTCGGTCACCATGCGTTCCATGAGCTGCGCGGCCGTCGCCCCATCCAGATACGGTAATTTGCGTAACTCGTCCAGCATAGTGGTTTGACTCTGCTGTCCCTGCTGAGCCTGCTGCTGAGCCTGCTGCTGGGCCTGACGCGCATACTGCTGTTGCTGCATTTGCTGGGCATACTGCTGCAACTGCTGTGTCTGCTTGGTGCGTTCGGTATCCCACGCTTTACGGTCCTCGGCAAGGGCCTGCGTTTTCCTCGTGTACTCGGCCTGAGCCTCCGCTGGCCAGGAATCGGATGTCTTGGTTTCTCCTCCACTCTCTGTAAGGTCCGGAGCCACCCCCGTTTCCTCGGGTGCAGCCGTCACATCGTCATCTGCCATATCCGCTCCTCAGTCGAGTGGCCCGTGAGTGCGTCGAGAGGTGCTCATCTGCCGATGAGTCTCCTGATGCGTGTTCACGATCCGTGTTCGCCTCAGTCCTGTCTGGGCAGTCGATCTCAGTATAGAAAGGGGCGAGAATCCTGTCAACTACATCTGCTGCTGCGACATCGCCTGCGCCAACGCCTCGGGGGCCTGCGGAGCGACCTGCTGACTGGCCTTGACCTGCTCCAGCGCCATATCCACGGCCTGGGCGGCCGCTTTCGCGGCGGCCTGCTGGGTCGCCTGGGCGACAGCACTCTGGATCTGTTGCTGCTGCATCCCGCTCTCCCGTCGCTCGGACGCCTGGACGAGAAACTGCCGACACTTGTTCCAGAACGCCACGAAGCCCTGCTGGATGCCCTGACTCGCGCCGAGCCATTCCGTCGTGGCCATTTCCGACTCCAGCTCATCCATGATGACGCGCAGGTTCCAGAATGGCATTGGAAGATGCTCCGGCAGCGGCTGCCCCTCCCAGAGGCGTTCGACCAGGGATCGGGCGAGCTTGCGATACTGCGACTCTCTGGCTTCGCGGCCGATATCGCCCATTTCCAGGTCAGACGCGATTTTCTCCTTATCGATGCGCCCGGTACGTTCATCGACGTACAGAATCCCCAGTGGTGATTGGAGGTGTTCACGAATCCGAGCTTCCCGGAGCGCCCGGAGTTCAGGAATCAGGCTTCCGCGTTCGACCGTGATGGAGTAATCGGTCCCCGATCGGAGGATTTCCGACGCCTGGAAGGTGAAGACCTCGTCTCGCATACTCTTATCGGTGTAATGGAGCGTCCGCATCGCCGGATAGTATTCCTTGACCCGGTTGATCCGCATTTCCTTGACCTTGGCGAATCGCTGCCCGAGATGCTGATAGAGATTTCCCCACTGGGTGTCGATAATCTCCTGGAGCATCGGGACGGCCATCGGACCGCGCATCTGACCCGGAAACTTCGATTCGGAGAACAGATCGATCCCCCCCGCGATTTCACGCATCAATTTGATCGTTAAATCAATTGATTGCATGAACCAGGCAGGTAGCTGGGGCGGATCACGGCGCTGGATCATCTTCACGCCGGTTTCAGTCAGGCCCCCTTCGATCGGAGCCGGGTAATCGGCGGGGATATCTTCCCGTCTCACCGTCGGGCCGAGCAGTTCATCGGCATAAATGGACGCATTCGCCTGTTCGCCCAGCTGGGAGAGGCGTTTATTGAGAAACCGCTGTGGCGCAATCAGATCGGAGAGGTAATCCGTGCTCCAGAAGCTCGTCGTCGTCGGCCCCCAGTGATAATCCACGATCGGGATGGATTCGTAGGGACTATCGCCGTCCTGGATGATCTGTTCACCGGGAATGAACGCGGAGTACTTCCCACGGGGGTGTTTTGACGAGATCGGCTGAAATCGTTCCACCACGACGGAAAGATCAGGATCATTCTGCGCCTGACTCCCCTGAATGCGTGGAATAAGGTCCTGGAGATGCACCGAGCCGGTCGGATCGCCCAGCTGCTTGATATCGGTGCTGAGAATCCGCACTTCGGACGCATCCTTGATATTCTGGATGGTTTCGGCACTGATGTCGTAATTTGCCTCGATCCAGCCCAGCGTCCGGATTTTGGCCAGATACACGGCCTGATCCGGGCTGAGATCGTCCAAGGATCGCACCGAGGCATCCACAAAGACCTGGAGAGGGCTCAGAATTTCACTGCCCACGTCACCGGCCAGGACCATCTCCTCCACGACCTCGAACCGTTCGGCCGGAGCCCCCTGCATGAGTGCCTCCTGCCGGAGGGACTCGGGTATTTGCTCCCCGGTCTGCACATCGGTCCAGACGAGTTCATTCGTCTCGGGATCGAAGCGGGGCATCGGTTCCATCGTGGCATCTTTGACCCACGGCACGTATTCAAAGGCCACGCCGCCAATCGCCATCCACCAGAGGATTTCCCACGTCCGTGACCGCTGATCGAGCTTTTCATCCAGCGCCCGGATCAATTTATTGACCACCTCGGCATTTCCGACCGATTTCGGGTCCTGTTTATCGGCCCGCGCCTTGAACACGGGTGCGATACTGCTCAGACGCCCCATCATCTTGTGGAGCATCTGTCCGGCGAGATTGAAGACCAGGTAGAGCTTGTTCGGGTCCCGTTTCCGGGTAAAGAGCACCCGATTTTGGCTCCCGATCCAGTGTTCGCCGGAGGCAAACGACAGATTGGTCAAGATCCGGAGTTCGACCGACCCGACGTTCCGGGCTTTCTGGGCACGAAGCCGGTTGTAGTCGTCGGTATACTCCGCCAGGGCAGTTGCCGTATCAGCCATGATGTCCTAGCTGGGACGCCGACGCACGGTGGCGGCTGGGGTCTGCCGTGCAGGAACCACCGGACGACGGGTCACCGGTCCCGTCCGGGAGTGTTTCAGGGCGGCCTCATCCTTCCGGTACTGGGCTTTGCCGGCCGCGTCATAGCTGTACTTTTTCCCGGTTGATCCAATCGGCATCAGTGCGCTCCTAGATGAGCATCCGGAAGATCCGCCATCTGCCGGTCGGCAGGCAGGCTAGACGGGGTGTCCGCGTTGGCTATCATGATTATCTGTTCCAGAGAATCCATCCGGTCCTGCAAGGTCTGGATCTGGTCCGTCTGGTCCGGAGGCAGCAAAGGCACGTTGAGCCACGTCTGCAAATGTTTGCGGAGTTGTGCCAACATGGGTCATCATCTCCTGATAGAGCACCTGCAACGACCGGGACTCGGTCTGTCCGTTGGGTCCCTGCTTGGTGAGCGAGAGCGTCTGCATCACGAACGACAGTTGCCGTTGCATCTCGGCTAATTGGGTTTCCATCGACGCTGGCATCAGTGGGCTCCTAAATGGACATCGACCGGTGTCCGACGGGCTTTCTTCCGAAGGGGCGACCCGTACCACTGGATGGACCCGGACGGCGGGACCATCGGGCGCGTGGGCCGTGTACGAACCGCACGCGGATGGCGTGACAGGACGTGTTCCACGCAATCCAGGGCATGGTCATTGACTTTCACGCGCTCATATTTCCCGGCCGCCGTGGACTGATCGGGCCACTGGGCATATTCCAGTTCATAGGGCACCAGCGAGAGCCACGGCGCGAGACAAATCTGGTCATGCTGGAAGTACTGCCGTGTCGCTTCGGTCCGGACTTCGCGTCCACGCTGGTTCGCCAGCAGGTGCAGGCCATGATGGAGGCATTCCTGCTTGAACTGGGAGTTACTGTCCACCCAGGCCAGCGGGCGGGTTTGCCAGAGGGCGGCCATCCGGCAGACGGCATCGGTCCAGCGGACAATCGAACTCGTCTCGTCCAGTTCCGGCGTATTGGCGACGTAGCGATAATTCGTGACCTCATCGAGCACATAGGCCACGCCCGTCGGGGACACGGCCACGACCACGGCGGCGCAATAGGTCCCGGTATCGGCCCCCAGCGTCACGGTCCAGTCGGACGGCAGCTTCAGATTCTCGCGCACCGCCCCTCGTTCGGGATTATGCCACAAGTGGGGATGGCTCGTCAGGGAGAGTTGTCGTCCGCCCCGCTGATAATTGTACACGCGCCCGACGTAGTCCCCCAGCGTCCCGAGATAGGCAATCGAGAACTTCTCGCGGGTGAGGAGGTGTTCATCGCGGTCCATTGCGGACTGATCGAAGCTGTACGGATTCACGACGGCCGGAATCCCGCAGTGACAGACCCACTGGGGAAAATCGGCATGGTCATGTCCATGGTCGTGAAACACCTGCACCCAGGGACGGTCAGGGGTGGTCGGAAAGACCGCATATCCCTGTCGAACGCGGAGATTCTGCGACACGGAGGTGAAACATTCAATGCCCGGCAGTTGATACGCCTCGCAGTAGATATAGGCATCGACCTCCTTGCCCTTGAGGGACTCGGCGCGTTCCCAGCTCCGGGCCTCGAACCGCGCCCCATTATCGAGTTCCAGCCAGAGGCGGCCATCCTTCGGACGGTTCTGCAGCGAGGCATACCGCTGATTGAGTCCCCGTTCCGAGCACAGGGCTTCCAGGAGATAGTCAAATTCCGGGGCACACATATCATATTCGTTCCCGACCAGATAGACCAGGGCGTTGGGCACGGCGGCAAACGCGGCGGCCCAGATTCCGGCTCCGGCGGATTTCCCGGATTTGTACGCGCCCAGCTCCGCCACGACCTTGGCCCGCCCATGGGGTCTCGGCGTGAGCGTCCGGGTCGCCAGGGAGGCATCGGGCAGTCTGACCTGGATGGTGCGATCTCGCGCCGTCGGCGGGGTATCGGTCAGGACGTATCCATCAGTCGTCGCCCACCACGCGGCCTGATGTTCAAACGGCACGAACGCAATCCGCTCGCAGAGAAACCGGCGGAAGGCCGTGATCAGTTCATCGCGCAGGGGCGGGGGCGCAGTGACGGTCGGCATCAGCGCCGGAGTTCGAGCAGGAGTGCCGTCAGCGCGACCCCGGCGAGCGTCCCGGCTTCCCCATCAAGCGTCACGTCGTACTGGGTCGCGGTGAGCAGCTGGAGCCCCAGCAGCGTGACGCAGAGAATCGAAACGTGCAGGAACCGCCAGACCGGAGGATCAGCCATCAGGACACCGTCGATCGCTCCCCCTCGTACCGCTGGAGCAGGTCATGATAAAACGACGCCAGGGGCGATTCTTTCCCGGCCATCCCGGCAACCTTGGCCTCGATCGCCGTCCGGCATGTATCCGCTTTCAGCTTCGACGCCCCATCGCACGATGCATAGTTCGTCGTCCACAAGAAATACGCCATCTCATTGTAATGTTTCCGTAACGATACGTCGAGCCGCCGATCGTCCCCCAGCTGGTGCCACGGGACCCCGCCCGTCTGGATCTCAATCGCGACCAGCACCTCGGGCTGCATCGGCCACGACGCCTCCGCCTGGAGTAACCGATCCTCCGTCGCATCGTCCGGACAGAAATACGGCACGACCTCCGCGACCGGTGCCCCCGATAACACCATCGATGCAAAATCCGTCGCCTCCCGACCCGTCAGCTTCCGGATCTTATCCACGGAGACGCACCGATCGCTCGCTCTTCGGAAACCGTACCGTTACCTCGCACCCGCACGCCTCCGCATATCGCAAGAACCACCGCATCGTACTTGTTCCCCCTACCCCGCGCTTCTTGTAAAAATACTGATACATCGACCCCGGACGTACCCCCAGTATCGCACACACCGCCACAATCGTTAATCCGGACCTCGACCGCATCTCCTGTAACAAGGCCGCAAACCCCTCGGGATCTGCCCCCAATGCATACGACACCACCACAGACTCCGGTACCCGCTCGCGTGTCCGACCAATCGGTGATATCCCAGTCATAGTCACTCACTCTATACTCTGGTCACCCGGTGAGTCAAGGGGGTCCTGCAATGTAGATGGGGATAAGGAGTGTCTTTTCAGATTCTATTCCCCCCTCCCCCCCCGGCATCCATATAGCGTGAGGATTTGGATCTGTACTGCTTATTAATAATGATGTCGGCATCTCCGAATCCGCCGCTAGCTTCGCTTTATCCTCGCCCATGTTCCACGTGGAACACGTCTCGACGTATGAAGATAGAGAGACCCTAGAAGATGTCTGGATTCACGGGAAGCCGTACGGCCGGGCGAGGTTCGCTTTCTGTTTGCTTGTATTGTGTCTGTCTTGTGAGGCTTCGAGGGGCTCAGCGTTGCCGCTCAAATAACCCTATCATATAGCATCGAATAGCATTGTATTAGGTGCCAGAGTATGCTAAAGTATAGTCATCAGCTGAGCCTAGATTAGGCGCATGGCCATGAAGACTCGATCCCAAGCCCATTCACCATCCGATGAGATCCGAGATCGGCACCGGGGTGGTGGTCAAGGACAGCATTGGATCAGGGATCCAAAACGGCTGGCGATTTACCTTGTGTGGGCCGATGTGCCGGGCACGTCTGCGAAGAGATAACACAGCGTCAGGAACAGTCACATGGTTGACAAAAACAGGAGGACACTTATGGCACTCCAAAAGTATAGAGATTTTCAGCCGACCGGATTGGACGAAAAGGGCCTGAACCTCCCCGACCAACAGGACTGGCTTGTGTCACCAGTCTTGATTACACGAGACACGGCCACCCACGACTACACCCTCTCCAACTGGCACGTAATCCAGACAGAATTAGCACGCCTAGACCCCGATCACACGGATCACGAAGCCTGCAGCTTCAATCACTGGGGGCCGGGGTGGTTTGAAATTCTAATCGTCAAGCCTGAGTCTCCAAGTCACACCTACCTCGAGGAGACCGCCAAAGAACTCGATGCCTATCCGATCTTAGACGAGGCCGACTACCAGGCTCGGGAGCACGCCGCCGCGTGTGACGACTGGGCGTGCCTTCCGGTCGCTGAACGGGTCAAGGCCATCGCGCACAGTCGCGCAAACGGGCAGTGTGTGAGCACGTTCTCCGCACGATCCGAGGAGCTGCCCCGGGGAATCACATGGGAAACACACTCCGACGGGATTTATTTTTGGTAACACAGATTGACAGAGTGGTGGACCGAATCCGCCAGCAAAAGGGAGGGAAGACCGACAGCAGCGGCTAAGTACCCGCCGCATTACGTCGGTCCGGACCTACGACCCGACCGACGGCACCTCAGTGGGCTGGGATGTGACGCTCTACTCGGACGGGCACCTCGCGGCGGAGAAGTGGTCCTGCTGGCAAGGCTCGACCAGCGGCGAGCGCTGGATAACGGCGGCGGGCAGAGTCGACTACCGCGAGCCGGAGGATCCCGAGACGACCGCCGACGACCAAGCGCACGTCGAGATGCTGCGGGAGATTGAGCAGTTCGAGTATCCTGGCGGGTGGAACAGCTACAGCTACGGCTGGACGATCCAAGGTTGGCGATGCAGCCGCAGGGGCTGGGTTGTCCAATAGGTGACGGGGGGGGCAATCTGGCCCAGACAGCTAAGGAAAAAGACAATGGCACATCTTCCGGAACATTAT